GCCGTAGACCTGCGCATCGCCGTAGACCTGCGCATCGCCGTAGACCTGCGCATCGCCGTAGACCTGCGCATCGCCGGAGACCTGCGCATTGCCGGAGACCCGCGCATCGCCGGAGACCCACGCATTGCCGGAGACCCACGCATTGCCGGAGACCTGCGCATCGCCGGAGACCCACGCATTGCCGGAGACCCACGCATTGCCATTGTTGGAGAGGTTTTCTTCTTTTTCAACAAAACCTCCCAGTTCGCCAGCGCTTACGTCGCCAAAAGCGACGAGAGCCTTAATACGGAACAGCTTCTTCCCGAAAACGTTCGTTACAAATTCGGCGGTCAGTTCAAATTTCTTCATGGCTGGATGCCTCCTTTTGATACAGTCCGCACAGCAGATTCAGCGCCAGCAGGGCGGCGATGGTGGTGGGGATGTTGAGAGAACCGAGCGCAGCCAGGAGCAGCACCAAATCTGCGGTGATTGCCAGCTTGACGGCGGCGCGGGTAAGTGATAGAATACAGTTAGAGCTTTTTGCTATGCTCTGTTTTTTTGCCGTTCCGGTGGTGGTGCACCGGGGCGGCGTTTTTGTTTTTGTCATGTGATCAGGCTCCTTTTAAAAAGTTAATCAATGCAGTACGAAGTTTTTCAAACTCTGTAATGTTGTCCTGCGAGGCGGTAGGCGTGACGGTAGATTTTGGCACGTCCGCCACCGGGTAATACGTTGCAAATTCGTCAAGCGTGATGCCCAGTGCGGCGCATGCTTTGCCAACCTCCGGCCAGCGCCAATCATTAGCGCCGTTGATGCGGTTTGACATCTGCGTTTTAGACAAGCCGCAGACATCTGCAAGGCGCTGTTTGTTGTAGCCCTTGTTTTTGATAAGAGCTGTAAAAGCAAGGTTTGTCATGCTCATCATCTCCTTGTAACACATATCAAGAAGTTTTATACTGTGCGAAAGGGGGAAAATAGTATGGATTTAAAAATTCCAGATTTTACAAAAGACATTGACTTTGAAAGCACTCCGCTGAAAAATATTGAAAAAGCATCAACGGAAACTGCCGTACAAGCCAAACACCTTGCAGAGTTAGCGGAGCGCCGTGCTCAAAAAGCTGAGCAGGACGCAAAGGATGCCGATGCCAGTGCAAAGCGTGCAAACGCTATTGCCATTGTATCGGTAATAATCGCTGCAATTTCTCTTTTCGGCGAAGCGCTCGGCCTTTTCCCGCTCTCTTTTTAACCAGTGTTCAAAGTAGAACGTAAAAACCAGATTGCATATCGCACCGCCCAGCACGGCGCCCTTGATAGCAATTGTGACAAATTGTTTAGGTGTCATTTGGTTGCTCCTTTTTATAAAGCATTCAAGCACAGCAGTCGGAACATCTCACGGCCTTTAGGCGTGATAAGTGTCTGTGTGCCGCTCCACTTGGTTTTCTCGTTAAAGCACTCTTTAACCTCAAACAATCCGTTGTTTTTATCGGCGTATGGCATCAGCTTTGCTTTTTTATCTCTGTAGATGTATTTCTTTTCCATCAAAAAAGAGATAAACTTTTTCTCTTCAACTCCAAGTTGTTTCGCTGTCTCGCGGAAACTGGTAAGCAGGTTGCGGTCTACCAGCTCGTCAAAGTATTCAGCTTTCGGCTGCATGATAGCATTCTGAACCTTCAGCTCCGAAATCCTCGCCTCACGTTCCGCAAGCGTTTTGTTGGCAACCAGCAGGGCTTTAGCCATCAATTCGGATGGGGTAAGCTGTTCCTGCCCGGCGATGTAACCACCGTTTTTGCGGATACTGGGCAAGACTTCACTGGTGACCCACTTGCGGAAGGGTTTGGCCTCCGGCTTGTCGCTGCGCAGGATGACGTTGTACAGGCCGCTCTCGTTGACAGCCGTCATTTCCTGTGCACCACCAAGGGTGTCCACTCTGACCGGCGCCCTTTCGTCATCGTCCAGCCGTTCGGCAGCATCCCGGTATTTGGAGATGCCCAGCACCTTGCACACGTCCTTCAGGACGAACCACGGTTCACCGTTCATCTCAACCGTGCGTACATCGTTGTTTTCGTATTTAAAAATCTGAATGTTGTTCATTCGCTCACTCCTTTCTTTCTGCAATTAGTTCACTTACAGCCGCTTCCATCTTTCTAGCTATCGGCTAGTAAATAATCAACAGGCACGCCGAAATAGTCAGCCACTTTCTTTAGCGTCGTGATGCTGGGGCCGTAAGGCGATTTTTCCCACTTGCCAAGTGCGCCGTTTGAGATTCCGGCGCGTTCCTCAAGGATTGTGCGAGAAATATTGTTTTTTCGGCACAGCGCATCAATTTTCGAAATATTCACCTAGCAAAAGCTCCTTTCTAGTTGACTATTGCTAGAAAATATGCTACTATGAACTTGCGAGATTTATAACAGCATATTTTTAGCTAGTCCGCTGGATTTTAGGGGGCTTGGTTCTTTGTTGCCCTCTATGCTGTCTATTATACTAGCATTTATGCTAGATGTAAATAGTTTTCTAGCATTTTCTAGCGAATTAGCAATATGCACAAAGAAATGGTGTGGTTTGTGTGCGATACGTGGAAAAAGCCAAGAAAATAGCAAAGAAAAAAGGAATTGCCTTCACGCATATTAGTACAGAGCTTGGGAAAAGTCGTGGCTATTTGTCTGAAATGCTAGCAAACGGGCGCGATTTGCCAGAGCATATGCTAGCCGATGTTGCTAGTTTGCTAGGAGTTACCGTTGCCGACCTGACCGGGGATTCCGAAAACAAAAAAAAGCCCCCCGCACAAAGCGATGGGCTAAAACTCGATTCCTATGAAGACATCGATCAGTGGCTTGACACTTTAGATGGCAAAGGTCTTGATATGGTAATTGCGATGGCAGCAGCAAAGAAGGTGAAAGTCAATGAAGATAAATCCTGATTGCGTCCGAGATGTTATGCTCGGTCTTGAGGAACAGCTCGGTTTGTTCCTGAATGATAAATGCAGTATGGAGTTTGAATGTTCCAGCCCTGATAAGCTGAAAAAATCCTCTTTTATAAAGGGTAAAGGGTATTCACGGGAAGATTTGTTTTATTCTTGCTTGCAGGCTGCTGAAAATGGCTATATTGTGGCAGAATATCGAATAGACAAAGAACTCAGAACGATAGAGTTTTTTTATATTATGTATATTACGCCAAAAGGCCATGACTTTATTGCGTCAATTTCCAATCAGCAGACGTGGCAGGAAAAAATAAAGCCCACCTTGTCAGCGGTGGGCAATGTATCTCTTACAGTAATTGAAACGATTGCAAAAGGTGCGGTAACTGCGCTTATTGAGCATCATCAATCCGGCTCTTAAAGGCATTGTGCGGGCGGAACGCCGTGTTTCCCTGTGCTGCAATTACACTGGCCGCAATAGCTCTGTCCAGCTCTAACGGAAGATTTTGTGCATCGTAAAAGTTCATGCCGGAGACTTCAATCAGTTTCAGCATTTTTTCGATGACTTCATCCTTTTTCTGCCTGTACTCGCTATCGTCGCACTTGTTGTAGACATCAATTCTATCCCGCATTGCTTGTCTCCTTTATAACCTCATTACAAATTGCAATAGCATCTTTTAGCGGTATTTCTCGCAAAAGCTGCTTTGCCTGCTCTCTTAAACTAAGTATCGTACTTTTTTGCGTGATTGTCAACGGTTCTTTTCTCATTTTGATTCCCCCAAAATTAAATAAGGTTGTGATATCGTGGGCTTTTTTGACTTTTTGAAACCGAAACAAAAAGTAAATGTTTCCATAACAACACATGAGTCGACTAAAGATGAAATTGCAAAGCAGTACGCTGGTTACTGCAAAGCACAAGCAGAAAAGCGGCACGCAGAACAGGAAGATCGTGCAAATGAGTATTTCTTGGAGCTTTCCGCCGATGACATTGCAGACAAAAATGGCCTAAAGCCAACAGAAATTTTAATGCTTTCTTATTTAGAGAAATATTCCATCGGAAAGCCTGTTGCAAAGTTCTGGCATTATGATTATGGTGTTGATGATGTTTGGCCGATTATTAAAAAGCTGGAATCAATGGGATTTGCTGAAAACGGAAAATTGACCGAAAAGGGAAAAAAAGAAATAAAAGATAACGAATATGTTTATTTTTGGCATAGAAAGACTTACGCTCGTGTGGCTTTTAACTTGCCTGAGTTTTGCCGTGCCGTAAATGCTCGAAGAGATATTCCGTATCGGGATTTAATATGGGAGAAATACAATAAACTATACATGGGAGCAATTTCGTCTCCCAAAAAATGTCGTGATTTACGATATTCTATGTATGAGTTTTTGGTAGACGAAAAAAAGTTTGAAACGGCTTTTTCTATGCTACTTGAAATACCTTTTTATGATATGAACTGCCAATATCCTTTTATAGCTCCTAGTATTATGCAGGAACTAAAGAAAGCCCAAAAAAAAGCTGGCTTTACTGAAGATCAAATTTTTGATATGGCAAAAGAAAGATACGGCAGGATGCTTGTTGAAAACCCAACTGTTCCTGCGATAGATGTCGCAGGTATTGTAACATCTTACATTTTTGGAAAAGATGGTCTAGCTCAAAGAGTTTTGAAATCTTACAACATTGATTGCACCCGGCTGTTTTCTGGCAACCATTGATTGTATTTTACACAACTCACAGTTGTATTTCAACAGTTTCACAAAAGTACTCATTTGTCAAGTCTTTATAATCCGCTTTTTCGGTCTTCTGCGCCCGTGTCTTGGTGGAACATCCAAATCAGGCAGTTTCTTCATGGTCTGCTTCCCTCCTTGCACGGTCTTGCAGCGCAGCACGGTACATAGCTTCAATGGTTGCCGCATTGCGGGTTTGGTAATTCTTTAGACGTTCCACGTTATTCATTGTTGATTCCTCCTGTGTTTTCTGACTACAGTAAGAATCTTAACATGTTTTTTATGCCATATCTTCCATTTATTTCCACGGCATTTTTTGAAGAAATATTTCTTTATATTTTCTTGATTGATACGGTAGAAAAATTTTACCACATTTGAAGTGCAAAACATGTAAAAAATTGAGGGTGACGAAATGGAAAGTAGAGCTGATTTCCGAGAACGTGAAGGACTTATTCTTTCGCAGTGCCGGTTGGAATCCGGGCTTTCGCAAGAATCTGTAGCCAGGCAGATGGATGTGAACATCCGCACGGTGCGCAACTGGGAAGAAGGGCTTTCCCCTATCCGAAGCGATGACCTGTTGATGTGGTTCACCGTCTGCAAACAATCCCCATGGCGCTGGCTGCAGCGAATCTGGATGCCGTCTGCATTCAGCGATACCGATACTCCAAACTGGACGGACGAGCAGGTAGACAAGGCACTTTCTGATTATATCGATCAGATGCCGAGCCTGTACAAGCGAAGGCTGCTCTACATCCTTTGTGGGGCGCACGGGAGCGATTGGGCGGGTCAGATAGACTTGTTATGCGCTAACGCTCATACGTCCATGAAAAGCCGTGTACGCGTCTGCCAGGCCGTAATACAGAACTACCGGATAGATACCGTAACTGGGGATGACCCATGCCCGGAAAGCATCAAGCCGGACTTTGACCGCCTGCAAATATGCCTGCAAGCCGGAGAAGCTGCCGTTCTGGCAGGTGACGGCGAATATAACGCAAGGGAAAAATAAAAAATCCCCTGCCGGTGGTGCCACACCAGCAAGGGATAAAGAGCCGTCAACACAAAAAAGTTGACGGCATTATTATAGCACATACAAAAAGGAGCCGCAATATGAAAAGGACAAATACCGCAAAATGGATTGAAAGCGCCGGGCGTTGGCAAATCAACGTGCAGAAGGACGGAGTGCGCAAGACGTTTACCAGCGCCAAGCCGGGCCGCACAGGCCAGAGGGAAGCTAACAAAAAAGCAGATGAATGGCTTGACATAGGCGTAAAGACGGAACGGATTAAGGTTTCTGACGCATGGGAACAGTTGCTACAGCAGAAAAAACTTGTGTCTGATGCAGAATACAAAAATATGGCATCGTTCGGACGCTCCCATTTGCTGCCAGCCATCGGGATCAAGTCAGTAAAAGCCGTTACGGAACAGGATTTCCAAAAAATTATAGATTATGCGTTTCGCCATCCACAGGGGAACAGCAAAGAGCCCTTATCCAAAAAGACATTACAAAACTATGCAAGCTACTGCAAGCAGTTTGCGAATTTTTGCCGAAAATCGAAATGGACAACGCTTGAGCTTGAGGAGCTACAGATTCCGGCAGCGTCTAGAAAAAAAGGAAAGAACGTGCTGACAGTTGAAGCGCTCAACACGCTGCTAAAAGTAGATACGACCATCATGCGCGGAAAATCTGTGCATGATGAATACATAAATTATTATAGGTTTCAGGTGCTAACAGGCATGCGCCCCGGTGAAATGCGGGGGCTGCGATGGGAAGACGTTGACGGGAATCTGTGCAGACTGAAGCAGGCAATCAATGCGCACGGTCAAATCACGCAGGGAAAAAACGAAAACGCATTGCGCACGGTAGTGCTATCCAGACGAGCAGTGGACGTGCTGGAAGCTCAGAAAGCCGTGACTGGGAAGCAGACGTACATCTTCCCCATGGCATCCATGCACACCTACTACCACCGATGGCAGCGCTATCAGCGCTCTAATGACATGCCGGAGCTGAGCCTTTACGAACTGCGCCACACGTTTGTGAGTATCGCGAAGGAGTTGCCGACTGGCGAATTAAAGCAGCTAGTCGGGCATAGCGAGGATATGGACACATACGGCACATACTCTCACTACATCGCTGGAGATGACGAACGGACAGCACAAAACTTACAAGAAATCTTTGATAGATTGGTGGACTAAAAAGTACACACTAAAAGTACACACTTTTTTTCTTAAATGTATGAAATAATAGAAAAAGTATGTGATAAAACAAAATAATATAGCAATATACCGCTATATTTTTAATCACTAAAAGCATTGTGTATAGTTCGAGTCCTGTCACCTCGACCATCGGAATGCGCCGCAGATTCATTGAAATCTGCGGCGCTTCTGTTATTCGGTATACATGTAGGAATGTTCTTCGGTTTTCTCTGCCAAAAGGCGCTGCCGCGGTTCATTTTTCTGTTGTCTTTTCCCCACAAAAAGGCTATAATAATCTCAAATTTTGCATAGCATAGGAGGGGTCGTCTTGGAGCGGATCAAACGGTATCTGCGCAGCGCGGCGGGGTATCAGGCGGTGTGCGCCAAGTGGCTGGTGCTGGCGGCGCTGGTGGGCTGCGTGGTGGGCCCGTTGGGCGGCGCATTCGGGCTGGCGCTCAACTGGGCCAACGCCACCCGCGGCGCGCACCCGTGGCTGCTTTACCTGCTGCCCGTTGCCGGTCTTGTTATCGTATTTTTGTATCACCGCTTTGACCCGGATGGCGGCGGCTCTACGAACCAAATCTTCGTATCCGTGCGGGAGCACAAGCCGCTGACACTGCGCACCGCGCCGCTCATCTTTGTTTCCACCGTCGCCACGCATCTGTTCGGCGGGTCCAGCGGACGCGAGGGCGCGGCTCTGCTGCTGGGCGGCAGCGTATCCGGGCAGCTCGGCAGGGCGCTGCACTTAGAAAACCGCGACTGCCGCTTAATGACGATGTGCGGCATGGCGGGCGCGTTCTCGGCCATCTTCGGCACGCCGCTGGCCGCAACGATCTTCACGCTGGAGGTCGTCGATGTCGGCTCCATGCAGTACGCGGCACTGCTCCCCTGTCTGGTGTCGGCGCTGCTGGGCGTTTTCATCAGCGGCAAAATGGGGCTGGCGCCCGAGGCGTTCGTCTTACAGGCCGAGGCTGCCCCCACGCCGGACAATCTCGTCCGCGTTATCATCCTGGGTGCGCTGCTGGCCGCGCTGAGCATCTTCTTCTGTGAGCTGCTCCACGTCACGCCGAAGCTGTACCGGAAATTCTTCCCGAACATCTACCTGCGCGTCGCCGCGGGCGGCGTGCTCATTATCGCCTTGACAAGGCTGCTGGGCACCACCGACTACAACGGCGCGGGCGCGGCGGTCATCGAGGCCGCCATCGACGGCGAGGCCGTTCCCTACGCCTTCCTTTTAAAGATGCTGTTCACCGCACTGACCCTGGGCGCAGGCTTCAAGGGCGGCGAGATTGTGCCGATCTTCTTCACCGGCGCGACGTTCGGCTGTGTGGCCGCGCCGCTGCTGGGTCTGCCGCCGCAGCTGGGCGCGGCGCTGGGCATGGTTGCGCTGTTCTGCGGCTGCACCAACAGCCCGCTGGCGTCCATCTGCCTTGCCATCGAGGTATTCGGCGGGCAGTGCGTCTCGCTGTTTGCGCTGGCATGCGCGGTTTCCTACATGCTGTCGAGCTATTTCAGCCTTTACCGCGAGCAGCACTTCCTGCATTCCAAGCTGCGTATCGTCGGCGTGCAGCGGGTACACGGCCACTGGTCCGAGACGGACGCCGCACACCTGACCACAAACGACGACGGCGAAAATTAGAAAATTAGAAAACCAGAAAATTGGTTGCAGGAACGCTGTTTTCATGCTATAATAAACTGTTACGGAGGAAATGGCGCACTATGAATACACTTACCTTGGAAAAGCACTGCTGGGCCGAGATCGATTTGACGGCCCTGCGTGAAAATTATGAATATATCCGCCGCACCGTAGGCGGGCCGGTCTGCGCCGTCGTCAAGGCGGACGCCTACGGCCACGGCGATAACGTCATCGCCCGCGTTCTGCAGGAGGCCGGTGCTGCGGGCTTCGCGGTCAGCTCCCTTGGCGAGGGGCGGCACCTGCGCCGCGGCGGCATCACAACACCCATCCTGATTCTGGGCTACGCCGACCCCACCTATGCGGCTGTGCTGGCTGCCAACGACCTGATCACCACCTGCTATTCAACCGAATACGCACAGGCGCTCTCCGCTGCCGCCGTCAAGGCGGGCGTCAAGGTTAAGGTCCACCTGAAGATCGACACCGGCATGGGCCGCATCGGCTTTGCGGTGCGTTCCGGCTTTGCGGAGACGATCCGCGAGCTGGAGGCTCTCTACGCCCTGCCCGGGCTGGACATCTGCGGCGTCTTTCAGCACTTTGCGGTAGCGGACAGCGTCGAGCCCGACGACGAGCGCTACACCGACGAGCAGCACGCGCTGTTCGCGCAGGTCGTGGAGCGGCTGCGTGCGGACGGCTGCCCCGTCGGCACGGTACACTGCGCCAACTCTGCCGCACAGCTGCGCCACCCCGAGTGGCGGCACGACCTGACCCGCGCGGGCATCATCCTGTACGGGCTTGACCCCAGCAATGAGGTACACTTCCCCGCCCTGCAGCCCGTCATGTCGCTGAAATCCGTCGTGACCTTTGTCAAGGAGCTGCAGCCCGGCCAGAGCGTCAGCTACGGGCGCACCTTTACCGCCGATAAGCCGATGCGCGTCGCCACAGTCTGTGTGGGCTACGCTGACGGCTACCCGCGGATGCTGTCCGGCGGGCCGGACCGGGGCGTCATGGTCATCCGCGGCCAGCGGGCCCCCGTGGTCGGGCGCGTCTGCATGGACCAGACAATGGTCGATGTGACGGACATTCCCGGCGTGAAGATGGGCGACGAGGTCACGGTCTTTGGCCCGGACGGCGGCGACACGGCTGACACGATTGCCGCCAAGACACAGACCATCAACTACGAGGTCGTGTGCGGCCTTGCCCGCCGCGTGCCCCGCGTATATAAGGAAAACGGCAAGATCTGCGAGATCTGGAACAATTTGGAGGAAACCTGA